CGACGGTGAGCGGTGGCGACTTCGCGAACAAGGCGCCGCTCCTAGCGGACATCTTCGCGCTCCACTTCGCCGGCCAGTACAAGGAGATGGGCCAGTGGCTCCTCTTCGCACTGGAGGTGAACTTCGGCGGTTTTTTCAAGGGGCTCGGCGTGGCCCGACCAGGCGCGCCGGTGGCGGCAAGCGCACCCTCAACCTCCCCGAGCACGTCGACTGGTACATCTGGCGGCTGATCGTCCACCCGCGCACACAGGTGAAGAAGCACGAGCTCGAGACGACGTGGTCGATCGACGACTGCGAAGAGGCGCACGCCGTGCTCGACGCCCTCGATGAACTCGAAGCGACGGCAAACGAGAGGTGACGTCGAACGCTAGTCTCCCGCATGCCCGGGGCCTATCTGTCGTTCGATGGGACGGATCTTCACTTCGACGCCGTCACGAACGAGCAGACGGAGCACACGGCTACTGCCACCGAACACCCGGTAGAGCAAGGCGCAAATGTTAGTGACCACGTGCGCGATCAATTGGATCGCGTCACGCTCGAGGTCGTCGTCTCGAACACGCCCGTCACCGACGTCAACGGACTCTACGGCGGCGGCTTCGACACGATGGATCTGGCCGCGGGTGCCGCGCTCGGCAACTCGAAGCTGAAGCCCGACCCGGCGCTTCCCGTCACGCCCGGTGCACTCTTCTCCGCCGTGAGCGACTCCGTCGCCGGTCTCTTCACGAACGACACTCCCGCGCGCGCCGTCGTCGTCAAGTGGCCGAGCAAGTTCAATGCGGTGAAGGACACGATGGACACGCTCCTCGACTGGAAGAAGCGCGCGGTCATCGGCCAGGTCATCACGCCGTGGCACACGTTCGACTCGATGATCATCGAACGCGTGGCGCCCGTGCGCACCGCGCAGATCGGAGACGCCGCGCAGATCGCGATCGAGTTCCGCGAGATCCGAACCGTCGCGACGTCGCTCGTCGCCGCGCCGAAGCCGACAGAGCTCCGAGGGATGCCGGCGAAGCCGAAGGGCGCGCAGAATCCCACGACGGCTGACGGTCCGAAAACGAGTCTCGCGCTGAAGGGGGCGCAGGCGCTCGGCCTCGCGGACTAGTCGATGACCGTCCTTTTCCAACGCGTCGTCAACGTCACCATCGCACCCAAGCTTGGCATCGCCGCGGCGGGGCTCGCGGGCATCGCGCCCGGTCAGGCGTATGACGTCTCCGCGCTCGACTGCACGTTCAACGTCAAGAAGAACTTGAAGCCGGAGCCGAACACGTGCGAGCTCAAGATCTACAACCTGAACGAGCACACGCGGAAGGTGTTCTCGAGCGCGGACCGGCTCATCATCCGACTCGAGGCCGGACACGTCGGCTCGGTGAGTCAGCTCTATCTCGGCGAGGTGCATGCCGCGACGTCGACAGTCGACGGGCCGGACATCATTACGGAGATCTCGACGTCGGACTCGGAGAAGGAACTCGGCACGACGAAGATCAGCATCCCCGTCGGACCGAAGACGCCCGCGAGCGCGGTGATGCTCCAGATCGTCAAGGCGCTCAACGTGGGACCGGGCAATGCGGCGATCATGGCCGCGAAGATGCCGCCGAACGTCGTCGCGATGTTCGGGAACGGCACCATCGTCACCGGGAAGGCCGCTCGAGCGCTCGACGACATCTGCCGCGCGGCCGACTACGAGTGGAGCATCCAAGACGGAGTGCTTCAGATCTTGGACCGCGCGAAGGCGGTGGAGGGACTCGCCGTCTTCCTCTCGCCGGACACGGGACTCATCGGCTCCCCGTCCGTCGATCCGAAGGGCATCGTGTCTGCGACCGCGCTCATCCAGCCAGATCTGCGGCCAGGGCGGAAGGTCGTCTTCAAGACGAAGGCGTTCACGGGCGCGGGCTATCGCATCGAAGAGTGCGAATACACCGGCGACACGTCCGGCACCGAGTGGTACGTGAAGCTGACCGCCAAGCCGTACTAACCAGACGCGTTTGAGTTTCCCTTTTCGGAAGTTCAAACGAATAATGGGGCCCTACGCTCCGGCATGCTCCGCGAGCTACTTGCGTTCTTCGAGCTCGGTGTCGACGACAAGAAGCTGAAGTCGGCCCACGAAGCCGTCGAAGGTTTCAAGTCGGGACTCGGCACCGTCGCGAAGGCCATCGCGGGCGCGTTCGCGATCCACGAGGTCGTGCACTTCCTCGGTGAGCAGATCAAGCTCGGCGCGGAGCTCGACGACCAGGCGCAACGTCTCGGCATCGCCGCGGACGAGCTACAGCGATTCCAGTACGCCGCGGTCCTCTCAGGTGTCTCGGTGGAAGGCGCGAACCACGCGCTGATGCATCTGAACAAGTCGCTCGGCGAAGCGCTCGGCGGCGGTGAGGAGCAGGCGAAGACGTTCGCGAAGCTAGGCGTCAACATCAAGGATGCGAGCGGCCACGCGAAGCCTCTCTCCGAGATCGTGCCGGCGCTGGCCGACGGCTTCTCGAAGCTGAAGACGCCGCAAGAGCAGACCGCCGTTGCGATGAGCATCTTCGGCAAGCAAGGTGCCGCGCTCATCCCGCTGCTCAAGGGCGGCAAGGACGGCGTCGGCGCGCTCTACGAGCAATTCGAGGCGCTCGGCGGCGGACTCTCCGGCGACTTCATCCAAGCTGCGGCGCGCGCAGACGACGAGCTCGATCGCTTCCGGTTCACGCTCGGCATCGTGAAGAGCCGCATCGCGCTCGAGGTGCTGCCCATCGTCACGTCACTCGTCCAGAAGCTGATCTCGTTCACCGTCTGGGCCGGGCGCATGACGAAGGAGACCAACGTCCTCACGGTCGGTCTCTACGCGCTCGTTACCGTCGTCGGGCTTCTCGTCGCCGAGTGGCTGATCTTGAACATCGAGATCGTGGCCATCGTCGCCGCGTTCGCCGCGCTGTTCCTCATCGTCGAGGACATCTACACGTTCTTCACCGGCGGAGATTCGATCCTCGGACGAGTCATCGACCGGCTCTTCGGCGTCGGAGCATCGAAGCGATTCATCGAGGCGGTGAAGGAAGCCATCGATGACGTGATGGCCGCGTTCAAGGCGCTCGAGCCCATCGTCCGAACCGCGGGCGAAGTGATGTCCGAGATGTGGGCGGAAGTGAAGGCCGCCATGGCCCTCTTCTTCAAAGACGGCAACGAAGACGCGACGAGCCTCTTCGACACGATCAAGGCGGCGGGACGCGCGGCCATCGATATCTGGTCGGGACTCCTCGACGTCGTCGGCGAAGCGGTCGAGACGCTTAGTGAGGTCGTGCCGCCGTGGCTGCGTGAGATCGTCGGCGACGAGCGCCTCAAGCGACTCGGCCACGCGTCGCGAGAATCGGCAGAACGCCTTCGACAGATCACCGAACCGCCGACCGTCTCCGCCGCCGACGCGCAGACGTTCCTCACCCGCGGAGAACGCGGAGGCGGAACGACGGTGGGTCAGCAGACGAACAAGATCAACGTCACGGTCAACGGAGGGCCTACGAACGAGGACACCGGAAGCACCGTCGCGAAGGCGGTGAAGGGCGTCCTCGGCCAGACCGACGTGAATGCGGCCTTCGGCGCCGTCACCGGTGACCGATGAGCACGCTCGTCATCCCGACGTTCGACGATCCGTTCTACACGCAGACGACGGTGCTCGAAGGCGTCTCGTACGTGCTCACGTTCAAGTACAACCAACGCGAGAACGCCTGGTACTTCGACATCGCGCAGGCCGACGCGACGCCCATCATCAGCGGCGTGAAGATCATCTGCAACCGTCCGCTGACGCGGCGCTTCGCGAGCATCTCGAAGCCGCCGGGGGAGTTCCTCGCGATCTCGAACAACGGCGACAACACGCTCCCGGGCGCTGGCGAGCTCGGCGACGGCAAGCGCGTCACGCTCCTCTACCTGACGTCGGACGAGCTGAAGGCGGTCTAGGCGATGCCCGGACAGAGCCACTCGATCACCGAGGTGTTCAAGGCGTGGGGCGACGCGCTCCTCGAAGAGATCCACAAGGCGTGTCCCGCCGAAGTGACTGCGTGGGACCCGGTGACCGACACCGTCATCGTGAAGCCGACGATCAAGCGCCCCGTGCAGACCTCCGATGGCGTCGACTACGAAGATCTCCCGGAGATTCCCTTCGTGCCGGTCCAGCGCGTGCGCGCAGGAGGGTACGTCATCACGAGCCCGATCTTGCCCGGCGACACGGTGCTCCTCATCTTCGCCGACTTCTCGCTCGCCGAGTGGCGGCAGACGGGCGAAACGTCGGAGCCCGCGGACGTGCGGCGACACTCGGCGGGATGGCCCATCGCGATCCCCGGCGTGTTCCCCGACACGAAGCCGCTCGACCCGCTCGACCTGGCCGCGCGTGCCGCGGGCATGATCGTCGGTCGCGACGGCGAGCCCGAGCAGATCCGCATCCAGTCCGGCCTCATCCAGATCGGCCACACACCCTTCGGGGCGCCCATCGAGGTCTCCGCGACCGGCATCAAGCTCGGCGGCATCGCGGCCATCGACGCGGTCGCCATGGCCACGCCGACGATGACCGGCATCTCCGGCGCGTACACGCTCTTGACCACGATCTGCACCATGCTCGCGGGCATCAAGACCGCTTTCGATAACCACGTCCACGCGGTGACGGCGGTTGGATCTCCCACCGGAGTGCCGTCTCCGACGCCGACGATGCCAGCGGCACCCCCTGCGCCGCCCGCTCCCTCCGCGGTCGCGGCCACGCTCGTGAAGGCCGTCTAGCGCCTAGCCTCCGATGTGTCGACGTTCGCGCAGGAGACTGATGGCGATCTGAAGATCGTGAATGGGCAGCTCGTGCTCGTCACGCGCGTCGCCGATTGCGTGGCCATCGAGCTCCGCAACCGCTTCCTCTTCGTGAAGGGCGAGTACTTCCTCGACACGCAACTCGGCGTTCCGTACCTCGCGTTCATCTGGGTGAAGAATCCGGACCTCCTCCTCATCCGCTCGCTCTTCCGGAAGATCATCCTCGACACGAACGGCGTGACGAGCGTGCTCGACCTCTCGCTCGATTTCAACTCGAGCACGCGGAAGCTCTCGTTCACGTTCCGCGCGCAGTGCGAAGACGGCAACGTCGTCAACGGTGGCTCGAACCAGCCGTTCATCGTGGAGCCGTAACCGATGGCTGGCGTCACCTCCACCGGTTTCGTTCTCAAGACGATCGAAGATCTCAAGCAGGAGATCGAGGACGACGAGCACGCGACCATCGACGCGGGCCTGAACGTCGACGCGGACCAGCCCGTCGGCATGCTCAACGCCATCTTCTCGAAGCGGCTCGCCGAGCTCTGGGAACTCGCGCAGACCGCGTACAACGGATTCGACCCGAACGCGGCCGAGGACCGGCAACTCGACAACGTCGGCGCTCTCCGCGGCACGCCGCGCGGCGTCGCGAAGCGTTCGCTCGTCTCGTGCACGGTGAACCTGAACGCCGGCTTCACCGCCGCCGCGCAGACGATGTTCGCGCACGTCACCGGCCAGGACCCGCAATGGCGCAACCGCGATCCGATCGGACCGGTGGGCTCGACGGGCAATTACACGCTCGTCTTCGAGTCCGTCGACTACGGCCCCATCGCGGCGAACTCGGGCACGCTCGTCGCCATCACCTCGCCGATCACGGGCTGGAACTCGATCACGAATCCGCTCGACGCCGAGCTCGGCACGCTCGTCGAAGAGGACCCCGAGTACCTCACGCGTCAGGAAGACGAACTCACCGCCGCGGGCTCGAGCACCGTCGACTCGATGCGGACGGACCTGCTCGAGGTGAAGAACGTCCTCCAAGCGTTCGTCTACGAGAACACCACGCTGGCAACGGACGGCGACGGTCGCCCCGGCAAGTCCTTCGAGGCCGTCATCTACGACGGCGCGGTCCCGACGGCGAGCGACGTCGACATCGCGCAGGCGATCTGGGATTCGCATCCCTCCGGCGCGGAGTCATATGGCGGCACGTCGGCCGTCGCGACGGACAAGACGGGCAAGCCGCGCACGATGAACTTCTCGCGCGCAACGGTGCAGAACGTCTATCTCGAGCTCGACATCTCGATCGATTCGACGAAGTTCCCGAGCAACGGCATCGACCTCGTGAAGAACACCGTCGTCGCCGAGGGCAATACGCTCAACCTCGCGGACGAGGTGGTCGCGCTCGACCTTCGATCGTGTCCGCTCGAGAAGCGTGGCGGAGTCACGGGCGTCGTGGACGTGGTAGCGCTCCGTCTAGGCTTCACCGTCTCCCCGGTCGGCACGGTGAATCTGCCGATCACGGGTCGACAGATCGCGCGCTTCGATACGTCGCGCGTGGTCGTCAACATCGTATAGCAGCCATGCTCCCGACCAAACGCACGGACCTCGTCGCCGACTCTCGGACGCTCCTTCTCGAGCAGTTCAAGAATCGTCGCGTCATCACCGGCGTGCTCGATGTGCTCTCGCGCCGCGCGCAAGACATCGAAGACATGCTCTGGGACGTCATCGACAAGCGTCTGCTCGCGAACGCGCAGAACGCGCAAGTCGACGCGCTCGGACGCATCGTCGGCGAGAAGCGCGATGGCCGCGGCGACACGGCGTACAAGAAGGGCATCTCGCTCCGCATCCGCGTGAACCGTTCCAAGGGACGCGCGGTCGACCTCCTCGACATCGCCACGATCTGGAGCGCGGCGACGTCGTACGTCGAGTACCGCTTCCTCGCGTGGTCCGTCGAGATCGACGACGAGCCGGATGCACTCTACCTCGCGCGACTCCTCACCGAAGCGAAGGCGACGACGTCGTACGGTCTCCTGCGCGCCTCGACGTGGCCCACGACAACGGCCTTCGGCTTCCGCTTCGGCAGCGTGACGACCGCGCCCTCGGACGATCAGAAGTGGGACTCCGCGTATGCGTAGACTCTGGCGCTGCGCAATCCCGACGAACCCTCCGCCCGTCATCTTCGCCGGTGGCGTCGCGTCGCCTCCTCGCATCTACGAAGTCACGCCGAACCACGGAGCCGACACCGGCGGAACGTCCGTCACGATCCGCGGCCAGGGTTTCACCGGTGCCTCGCGCGTGAAGTTCTCGAACTCGCTCGGCTTCGGTTCCGACTCGTTCGTGGTGGTCGACGACTTCACCATCACGGCGACGACGCCCGCGGACCTGCTCGACGAGCTCGTGAAGGTGTGGGTCGTCACGCCGAACGGCACCGCGTCGAAGGCCGGCGCCTTCAAGTTCGACGCGACCGCCTTCGATCCTACGTCGCTGCCGTTCAATCTCGCTCTGCGAGGCTCGTACGCTGGCGCGCCATGGGCCGGCACCGCGACGGCCGGAACGAGTGGCTCGTGGAACGGAGCGAGCAGTGGTGTCGATCCTACGGTCGGGCGATCTGTCTGCGGTTTCACGCCGGCCGTCTTCGACGGTTCGACGACCACGCCGATACTCCCTTTCAACGGAGCGTCGTATGCATTCTTCTCGGACTTCGCGAGCCCGAGCGAGTACTACTTCGGCACGCTCGTCTACCTCGAGTCCGCTCCTGCCGACATCAGCGGAGGCACCGCTCCCTACCTCAACCCGTGCATCATCGCGGACAACGGCGGCGCGATGGGCATCGGCGTCTCGTCGTCCGGAGTCCAGGGCTTCCACGACGACGGCGGCACATACGCGATCACTGGTTGGGCGCCGCTCTCGCTCAACGAGTGGCACTGGGTCGAGTGGTGGTATGACGGCTCGAACATCCACATCGCGGTTGACGGTGTCCAAGGAACGCCGTCACCGGCGACCGCCACCGCATCGTACGAGACCCTCGAGAGCGTCCGCATCGGAACGAACTACTCGGGCGTCTCGATCGACGGAGCCATCCAAGAGATCTGGGGCGCGCCCACGGATCTATCCGCGCACTCTGCGGACATGATCGCGTACACGCGCACGCGATACTTCTCCTCCACGTTCGATCCCGCCACGCTCCCGCTCGACGCGTTCCTCCGCGGCGACTACCCCGGTTCCGGAAACCCGTGGAACGGCATCGCATCCGCCGGAACGAGCGGAAGCAACTCCGCGACGGGTACCGCGACTGCGGGCGCCGCGCTCAACGGACACATCCCCGCGGCGTTCTCCTCGCAGAGCGAGGCCATGTCCGGCAACCTCGCGACGTACGCAGACGATGCAGCGTTCGGCGGCTCGATCCTCTTCTACGCGAACTCCGCGCCCGCGGACGCCGGCTCCAGCACCCCGTATT